GTGGTATAACAAATTACTTTAGAATAAGAGGTAATGCGTTATTATTTCACCCAGCTCCTCCAGCAGGAGAATCTGTGTTTTTTGAATACATAGGTAAAAACTGGGCAATAACATCTGGTTCATCAGCTAACGCAACTAGCTTTGCAGCAGATGCAAATACAACAGTATTAGACGAAGATTTAATTACACTTGGTGTAATATGGAGATTTTTAAAACAAAAGGGTTTGCCTTATGATAACCAGTTTCAAGAATACAGATTGAAATTATCAGAAAAGCAATCCAAAGATGGTGCGAAGCAAATCATTCGTATGGCAGGACCAAATAGACTATATTTACCTGTTAACGAACCAGAAGGTAACTTTTCACTATAATGCCTGTTAAAAAAGTAAAGGGTGGTTATAGGTTTGGAACAAAAGGAAAAGTATATAAAACTAAAACAAAGGCTAATAAACAAGCAAAAGCAATCTATGCTTCAGGGTATAAGTCTAAAAAAGGTGCGTAATGGTATTTAATCCTACAGGAGAAAGTACATCTCAATCTGCACCTATTGGTGGTTTAAACACAAGAGATGCTGTGGACTTGATGCCACAAACTGATGCTATACGATTAGATAATTTCTTTCCTGGTTCTACAGATGTAAGTTTAAGAAAAGGTTATACAAACCATGTAACTGGTTTGCCTAGCACAGTACAAAGTTTATTAACTTATAATTCTCCTACAGTAAATAAATTATTTGCTGCTAGTAATAATGCTATTTATGATGTAACCAGTTCTGGTAGTGTAGGAAGTGCTGTAGTATCTAGTATGACTAATTCAAAATGGGAATCCGTTAACTTTACTACATCAGGAGGTTCATTTTTATTTATAGTAAATGGTGCTGATTCAGCTAGATATTATAATGGAAGTTCTTGGACTGTACCTAGTATCAATCATATTACTTCTTCTGACATTATTAATATAACTGTATTTAAAGAACGATTATTTTTTGTAATGAAAGATAGTTTAAAGTTTGCTTATTTAGCAGTAAATAGTGTTTCAGGTAATTCAACTGTATTTGATTTAGGCAGTATTTTTAATAAAGGTGGTTATTTAGTAACAGCTGGAACTTTAACAAGAGATGGTGGTTCTGGTTCAGATGACTACATAGCATTTATCACATCAGAAGGTGAAGTAGCTGTATATCAAGGAACAGACCCTAGTGATGCTACTAAATGGTCTTTAGTGGGTGTATTTAAAATAGCAAGACCTATAGGTAAAAGATGTATTGTAAATGTAGGACCAGAGTTAATTGTTATTACAGAATCTGGTTTTGTGCCATTAACACAAATGTATGCAGAAAATGAATCGAATTATTCTAAAGCAATATCAGATAAAATAAGTGGTAGTATATTAACAGCAGTAACTAATTTTAAATCTACATTTGGTTGGGAAGCACTAATCTATCCTAAAGGACAGTTTGGTTTATTTAATGTACCTAATGGAGTATCAGGTGAGTTTGTGCAATTTGTAGTAAACTTATCCACAGGTGCATGGGGTAGATTTACAGGACAAAATGCGTATTGTTGGGGTTTATTAAATGGTGATTTATATTTTGGTGGTAATACCAAAGTATATAAAGCAGATAATGGTTTAAGTGATGCAGGAGTACAAATACAAGGTAACGCAAAAACAGCATTTGTATATTATGGTGGTAGAGGTACATCTAAAAGATTTACAGCTATACGACCTATTGTATCATCAGATGCAGACTTACCAGTTAGTATAGGATTTGATGTAGACTTTAATGATGGCACTTCTACTTATACACCCTCTAGTGCTACTACAACAGGAGCAGATTGGGACACAGCAACTTGGGATGTAGCAGAATGGGCAGGAACAATTGCATCACAATTAGTGTGGAGAAGTGTTGCAGATATAGGCTGGAACGCAGCAATACGAATACAAACCAGTACACAAGCACAAAGTATTAAATGGCATAGTGTAGATATTTATTATGAAAAAGGAGTAGGTTTATGATGCTTACAGACAAAGTATGGAAACTGTTAGAACCAGCTACAACTATTGGAGAAAATCTAACAAAAGAAAATATAGAAAAAGGTATTGATGATGGAACATACCAAATATTTATGGATGAACAAAGTGTAGTTATCACAGCAGATTATCAAGATGCACTGCGTATAGGTTTAGCAGGAGGAGAATTAAATAGTTTGAAAAAATTAGAAAAAAAGATTATAACTTATGCAAAAGAAAAAAAATATAAATATGTTGACATTTTAGGAAGAATGGGTTGGGAAAAAGCATTAAAAGGTTATAAGAAACAAGCAGTCTTATTAAGGAAGGAAGTAACATGAGTTTTATAAGTAATATATTTAGTCCTCCAAAACCACCAGCAGCACCAGATTATGCAGGTGCAGCACAGGCTCAAGGAGCAGCTAATGTAGAAACTGCAAGAGTAGAAGGTAGAATGAATAGACCTGATGTATTTTCTCCTTATGATATTACTACAGTTACAGATTTACCTGATGATAGATTTAGATTAGATTATAGTTTAACACCAGAGTACGAAGCACAAAGACAAAAACAAGTAGGAATACAAGATGCGTATTTAGATACGGCTGGTAGATTATTAGGTGGTTTGCCACAAGAAAGTTTTAGTTTAGCTAATCTACCTTCACAACCAGGTATGATAGATAGAAGCACTTTTGCTACAGTACCCACTATGGGTGATTTAGGTGATTATGCAACTAGAGTTGAGGGTGCGTATTATAACAGAGCAGTAGGTAGATTACAACCACAGTTTCAACAACAAGAAATAGACCTTCGAACCCAATTAATTAATTCAGGAATACCAGAAGGCTCTACTGCATATAATAACGCATTAGGAGAGCTTAGAATGGCTCAGAATGATACCTTACAAGGTGTAGCTGCTGAATCCATTAGAGAAGGACAAGCATTAGCTGATGCTCAATTAGGCAGAGCTACAGGATTAAGAAGTTTTCAGATAAGTGATGCAGCAAGTAGAGTAGCAGAACAAGAAAGAATGAGAGATAGACAATTATCTGATTTATTATTACAAAGAGAAGTACCTCTATCAGAGATAGCTACATTAACAGGACTACCATCTCCAACAACCAGAGGTGGACAAGTAGCAACAACTGGATTAGATGTACCAGCAACAAGTATTGCACCTCCACCATTATTTGCAGCAACACAAGCACAAGGTATGAATGATGCAAGAAGATACGGAACAGAAATGGCAGGTTATGGTGCAGGTATGGCAGCATTAGGTAGTGCTGTAGGGGGTGCAGCAAGTAATCCTAAATTATCAGACAAAACATTAAAGAAAAACATTAAATACAAATCTAAATCTAAATCTGGATTAAATGTATATGAATTTGAGTATAATTGGTCTCCACAAAAGTATATTGGTGTAATGGCACAAGAAGTTAAGAAAGTAAAACCATCAGCAGTATCTGAAAATATCTTTGGACACATGATGGTAGATTATAGCCAATTAGATGTAAACATGGAAAGAGTGTAATATGGCAGTAAGAGGTTTCCCTAGTAGAAAAGAAGACCCATTAATACAACAACTATTAGAAAGGGCAAGACAAGAAGCAGCTCAATCTAGTGCTATAGGTTCTCCTAGTATGTATGCAGCAGAAGCATATGGAGGTAATTTTCCTATTGGTACATTAACAGCACAAGTATTAGGTGGTGTTAGGTCAAGAAATGCCTTAAAAGCTGCACAGTTAAAACAAGAACAATATAATATAGCAGATACTAAATTAACCCAAGCATTAATTAAAAAAGAAGTAGATGGTAAAATAGTAGGACCTAGAGGACAATTTTTTGAAGCTACACAAAGTGCAGATGTACCATTAACAGAATCTAATTTAGCTAGTGCATTAAAACAAGATATGTCTGGAGTAGAAGGTTTTGTAACTCCTATTAGGCAAAGAGAAGAATTTGTTGATATACCTGAAACAGCTACACAACCAGCTACAGTAGAAACAAGAAAACTGCCGATAACATTAGACCAAATACCAGAAAATGAAAGATTTTTATATACAGGAACACAAGATGTATTTACTCCTGCAACAGTAGATATAGCAGGAACACCTAAAGCAGACAATTTCTTAGCAAAAGCTGCGAACTTTATAACAGGTAAACAAAATGTAAAAGATATAAAAGCAGCAGATTTATTTGAGTTAGCTTCAGCTTCTGGTAGAAGTCCACTAGAAGTATATAATTACTTACAAGCAGAAGAAGAAAAAACTGGTAAAACTACTTTTACTAAACCAGAACAAAGTGGTTTATTGACAACTGATGATGAGGGTCAAGAAAATTTACAAGAAGTTACTTTACGAACTAAAACTATAACAGAAAATGGATTAGCTAAACAAATAATAGAAATAAGAAAACCTGGTGAAGATGGTAATTTTAGACCAATAAGAAGTAACGAAACAATTACTGGAGTAGCAGGTCAAGGAGATGATACTGAAACTTTTAAAGCAGAATATATAGTATCAAGTGCAAATGCTAAAAATTCAGTAGGCAAAATAACACAAACAAAAAAAATAGTAAATGGAGAAATAGAATTTTTAATTACTCCTACTTCAGGACCTTTAACAGGTACAACAATAAGCAATATTCACAATGCTGATAAATTTGCAGAATTTTTAAAAGGTAATAAAATAATAACTACGCAACAATTATCTGCTGAATTAGGAGAAACAAGTATAAAAAGAGATAATTTAGTAAAATTTGTAAAA